GTGCCCAGTGACGGAGTGTCGTCTTTGGATAGATTATGAAAAAGAACATAATTGTTGTTTAATATCTGTTTACGAGAACGGGAATATGACTCTCAGAGAAGCAGCAGACCGGCTTGGCATATCATTTGCGAGAGTAAAACAAATAGAAGTGAAGGCTCTAGAAAAGTTAAAAAAACGCATATCTTCGGCAAGTTTGCTTTTTTAGGGATTTTATTAAATCATAACACTATTTATATTTGAGTTTGTACATTTTAAGGAGATTTATAATGGCTCGTAAGACTTTGTTAACTGAATCAGAAATCCGTCGATTCATGAAATTGGCCAGCATGGCGCCAATTGGTAATTCTAAGTTACGTGAATGGAATGGTGTTTCTGAGGTAGAGGAAGAATTTCCCCCTGAAGAGGGCGGAGGAGAATTGGGATTAGGAGCCGAAGATGAAGAACTTCCCCCTGAAGAGGGCGAAGAAGAAATGGGTTTAGGCGATGAAGAAATGGATTTAGGCGGCGAAGAAGATGTCGAAGGCGGCGAAGAGCTTTCGCCTGAAGCAGTTACTGCTGTTGAAGACGCCTTAGAACAAATGTTAGATGCCATGGGCGGCGCGCTTGAGCCATATGGTGTTGTTATGGACGCAGAACGAACTGAAGGCGGAGCAGAAGAGCTTGGAGGCGAAGAGGAACTAGGAATGGAACCTGGCGCTGAAGAGGAACTAGGAATGGAACCTGGCGCTGAAGAGGAAGTCCCCGGTGAACTGCCGCCCGAAGAGGAAGGTGAGGAAGCCTTAGTACAAGAAATCGCACGTCGCGTGGCTGCGCGCTTAATGAAAGAGTCCCGTAAAGAAAAGACGGCCGACCAATTGGCCGAAAGAATTATGAAGAGATTGCTAACAAAATAGTTGACAAAGATTTTACAAGCTGTTATAATAAACCACCGATAGAAATATTGGTGGTTATTTTTTGAAGGGATATTATATGGAGTGGCTTAAGTATTTTCTTATATTTTTATTTGGTTACTTAACGTGTAAAACATTTTATTTTTTAAGAGCCAATAGAACGGGAATCTTAATTATTAGAAGTGCTCAAATAATTAGCTTGGCTATTCTTGCCAAATCAATGGAAAACTTTGCTTTTTCCAAGACGTATAAACTTCTCACTTTAAAAGAAAATAATGCTAGCGAACAAAATATTAACGCTTATGGTATCAATATTGATTTAGCTATAGCATCGTATAAAGAAAAAGCAATCAGGCACATAGTACGGCAACATACTAAATTCTTTAAAGAGATATTAGAATTTGATGATTGGGAGTCTGGCATGTCTTATCTAGAACAAAACAAGGAGATAGCGCATGCGTTCCTTCTTGAAGAGTAACATATTGGACGTATTAAAAGAAAAGTTACGTAGTATTTTAGAAGGAATTGAGTCGGAAACTCCCGAAAAGAAAGTTGTGAGGGGAGATAGGGACCAGATGGCCTCCCCGCAAGGGGAAGAAGAACTTAACTTAAGAACCGTGGGGCTGTTTTGTGACATTCAAGAAGAGCCAATAGCTGAAATCGTTCACGCTTTAATGTATTTGGACGAGACGAACAAAGATCGAGCAGCGGAGGATAAAGAACCTATTACTTTATATCTTTCAACTTATGGAGGATCAGCGGACGATATGTTTGCTTTATATGATATAATGAAAGATATTCAAAAGAGAACAGAAATTCATACAGTTGGAGTAGGAAAAGTAATGTCGGCAGGCGTACCACTGCTTGCTTGCGGAACAAAGGGCAAGCGCAAGATTGCAAAGAACTGCCGTATTATGATTCATTCGGTAAGTGCCGGTAACCATGGAAACATTCATGATCTCGTTAACGAGTTAGGAGCCGTGGAAGAACTACAAAAAATGTATATAAATTGTTTGGTAGCAGAAACAAAAATGACCAAATCTCAACTTAAAAAAATGTTAAAACGTAAAGTGAATGTCTATTTATCTGCAGAGCAAGCAATTAAGTTAGGGATCGCTGACGAAATATTATGAGGTATGTAAATGTCTGAACTATCTGAGATTTTAAAGAACGAATATAAAAAGAAGGAAAAAGCGAAGCCTATTGATCTTTCTATGTTAATGGAAATGGTTGAGCACTTGTATGATGCGATTGAACCAGAGGTGATAGGGGAGGGAGGAGAAGAAAAGAGGAGGCCACAAAGCCCCGGACGCGCCCGTCGTGAACGAAAGTTACGTTTGCCCCTTCAGTTTCCCACTGAGATTAGTGTGGGGCAAACTCCCGGCGATGCAGATCGTGAAATGTTTGAGTTGTGGATGTCCAAAATCGCTCCAGGGGCCCCAATAAAAGACAAGATCCAGAGTATTCAAGAATTTATCAATAATCCTCCCTCTGTCAAATATTCTGTGGCCGACACTCTTTCTTATTTAATGTTTGTACAAACGTTTGCTTTTATTATTAGAGAGTTTAATGCTTCTGTCGCTGGTTTCTTGTGGGAGCCTTTTTTGGCGGCAATGGTCGGAGAGGGATCGATTCAGGTTCCAACGTCCATGCACGATATTGCTGATGTAAGATTAAAATTGCGAACCAATGAGGGTCTGATTAGAGTCAGTCTTAAGATCTTAAGAGAAGAAGGAAACGTAGGCGGCAGTTTTGTTGACCTTGTTAGGCACTTTAAAGAGAATCCAAAAGAGCCTATGGTGTATTTGGTTATTAAAAAGCTTGAAAATGATACTCATATGAAATTTTATCAGTTTCCTGTAAGTATAGACACTTTTTTCGAGTTTATCGGGCATCCCAAACTCCAAGTAGAATATGCCCCTGTACTAAAACCATGGTCGTGGGCTCCTCAAGACCGCGTTATACGGACCAAATCGCCAAGCGCTGCTTTAAGAGATCTCAGAGCACAAGACCCTGAGCACGGATATTATCGGTGGCGTGTTATAAAGATCACGGATTCAGAAGGCAACGATCTTGAAGGCGCCGCGCTCCCAGGCGAACAATATAATGTATACCTGGAGGAGCCCACCAAGATCGCAGGCGATCCTGGCCAGGTAGCTGGGATGGGCCCTGCTGCAGCCCGTTTATGGGGAAGCCCTGAAGAGTATGTACAATGGTATAGCCTCTGGCGGGGGCTAGTAGCCTCTGGAAAGGGTCATGAATTTTGGAATTTGGTATTGGAAGGAAAAGAGGGAGTAACTCCCAATGGTAAACCTGCACGCGGCATTAAAGAGAAGGAGCAGTTCGAGGTTTCGGCTGGAGTCTTAAAAACAAAAAAGGTTGCAGATCTGGGAACGCTCGACATTAGCAATGACACCCTCGATCAAGCCTTTGCTAATGGTGCAGAGTCTATAGGTGAGGACTTAACTAACTTGTTCACTGCCATGGCAGAACTTGTAGAAGATGTCTCTCGTTTCTTTCTCATTGACTGTGGAGATCCTCTGGGATCAGCCGTGAAGTGCGGGCCCGATGATGAGAAAATGCGCGCTGAAAGTGGCAAAGATGCTATTGATGAGGCAACACTGATCAAAGATGTAGTGGAGAGAACCATAACTCCTACAAATCTGTCGCGACCGGCAGGAGGCGCAGATGATCAAACCCAGCGCGTCATGCATCCAACAAAACCCGCTCCGGGTGCGCGGATGAAAACGAACGAAGAAAAAGACTTGACAAATGATGACGAAGTGGTTATAATAGAGATAGAGAGGTGATTATTGACTAGAGATTACGACAACACACAAACTCTGCAACAGAAAATTATGAAGGGAGTAAACATTCTCGCTGACAATGTAGCTTCCACGCTTGGCCCCAAGGGTCGCAATGTACTCTTACAAGAAAAAGGAAAGACCCCATTTATTACAAAGGATGGCGTAACTGTAGCACATTTTGTTGAGTTGGAGGATCCATTTGAAAATGCTGGTGTTCAGATTATTAAACAGGCAGCAATCGAAACCAATAATAGTGCGGGAGACGGCACCACAACCTCTACTGTATTGGCGAGAGCAATCCTAATAGAGGCTCAGAAATATGTTACGTCGGGAGTCTCGCCCTATGATTTACAGAGAGGAATAGAACTTGCAACTAAAGAAATTACAGAAAAGCTTAAAGAACTGGCTCGGCCCGTTAGAAGTACGGATGAAATCACTCATATTGCAACCATCTCTGCGAATAATGATGAATCAATCGGAAAACTTATCGCTCTTGCTGTTGATCGTGTGGGCCAAGATGGATCAATCACTATTGAAGAGTCACGATCTCTGGAGACTTCACTAGATGTCACGGAGGGTTTTCGACTCAGCGCTGGTTATTGCGCTAGCGCTTTTGTCACTGATGAGCGTCGTGCTACTATGCACTACGACGATCCATTGCTTCTGGTAACAGATTACAAAATTGATGCTGTAGAACAGATTTTACCGCTGTTAGAAATGATAGCTAGAGAAAGTCGACCTTTAATTGTAATAGCTGAAGACATCGAAGGCCAAGCCCTTGCTGCTATGATTATGAACGCAATGCGCGGAACTCTTAAGGTGGCTGCAATTAAAGCCCCTCAATATGGAGAGGAACGCAGGAACATACTTTCTGATCTTGCTGTCTCTACTGGTGCAACATTTATTACACGAGAGGGAGGTAGAAATCTCCGCGATGTAAAAATGGTTGATTTAGGTAGTGCAAAACTTATCGAGAGTAATAAATATAATACTACCGTAGTTGGTGGTAAGTGTGACTTTGAACTAGTAGAACAGCGCATAGAAACGCTCAAGAATTTAATTAAGGATACAGAATCTTTGAAGGAATGCAGCAGGATTCAGGAAAGAATTGTATGTCTAGCTTCCGGCGTAGCGGTTATTCGTGTTGGTGGGACAACTGAAGTAGAAATGACAGAAAAGAAGCACAGGATAGAAGATGCTTTAGAAGCAGTGCGTTCCGCCCAAGAAGAAGGAATTGTTATAGGGGGAGGCTGTGCGCTGCTGCGCGCTTCTACCACCTTAGTGGTGGGGACTAAAAATCGTGATGTCGCTATAGGTGCTGGAATTGTACAAGCGGCATGCAGAGAGCCAATTAGACAAATGGCCCTGAATGCTAATGAATCACCAGATTTGATCATTAATAAAATACTGGAATCTGGAGAAGAGAAAGGTTGGGATTTTAAAAATGGAAAATTAACAGATATGTTGGTTGATGGTATTATAGATCCCGTTAAAGTGACGCGAGTTGCTTTACAAAATGCCGCTAGTTGCGCCGGTACACTAATAACGACGAACTACGGAATTATACAAACAGGATAAAAAAATGAAAATATTAAAAGGAGATTTATGTTACATCCCACAAGATGTTACATTACTTAATGAGCATGAAAAAGCCCCATCAGGATATATTAAAACTTTAAAGCCACAGGCAGCGGTTGTTATTGATGACTTCGCGCAGTCGGGCGCTTGGCTAAAGGTGTTTTTTCAAGGAGCAGAATGGTATGTTTCTAAACAAGAGGTATACCCATTTAACGAGGAGGAAGTAGATGTTAATCAAACTCACAGAAGTGTGTAATAATGGAGCCATTACAACGCAGCAAACATATACGTTGCGAGAGGTTTTTATTAATCCAGAACATGTTGTAATGATTCGCGAAGAATCACGAATGAAGCAGTTAAATGAACAAGGATTGCTTCCCGCTGAACTTAATAAAAGTCATCGATTTTCAAAGTTAAGTATTAATCGCGGTCACACGGGTGGAGAAATTGTAGTAGTGGGCGCCCCCGAAATTATCGAAACAACCTTAAACACTAACACTGCTAAACAACTTTTAAGAGGATAAAAATATGGGACAAAGAGTAACTATTCAATATTCTGTCGATTTAGATGATTTGGAATCTGAAGTTGGCAAAATGATAAAATGCGCAGCAGAAAAACTGGAGGCATGCGCAGAAGATTTGGGAGAGACCGTTGGCTTAGCAAACACCACGCCTACTTTAACGCTCGAAATGATTGAGAAATTATTAAATTTTCGTGAAGAGTTAGTAAGCGTTGACAATACGTTGATAGATATAAGCAATATAATTTCTAGTTTTCTTCGATATAAACTAGAACCAGAAAAGGCACCACCACCAGAACAATATGCAGATACTACTGATCAAGAAATGCCGTCAGAAGTTAAAGAGCCGGCTATAGAACGAATAGAGGAGCTTATTGGTGACTTTAATATAAAAGTAAATGAAATCACCGATTAAAGAAAATCGTAATAATTTTAAATCTTTATCTGTACTAAAAGAGTTGATTCCTAAAGGAAGTGTAATTAATTCTTTTCTCTTTTTTTCGGGAATGATAGAATTTAGTTTAGCTGAATCTGAACGATTTATTTTGGCACATACCAGTAGGTACGTGATTTATGAATTTTGGAAATGTGCCATGGAAGATCCGAATAAAATAGCGGAGATGGCTGAAAGCATGTATCCATTTGAGGACGTAAATGCATTTTATTCTTTTCAGGAAAATTGGCCAAAATATAAAGATCCTTTTATTCGATCTGCTTTGTTTTTTTTACTCAATAGATGTTCGGGGAACGGATGGATTTCGGCCGGTAAGTTTGATGACCAGAATTTTAACCCCATCGCAATATCTCATTTGAAAAAATTCTCACCTAAAAATTTTTTTCTTATAAGGGATAAAAATGATAGTCTAACAGAAAGTATTAAAAGCATGGCACGGGAAGGCAACTACATGTTGTTTCCTATTGGCAAATTTGATTATAATTTATTTGAGCACGGCAGGAATAAAGGCTACGAAATGACAACAGTTCTTCACAAAGAGCTTTGCGAATATTTATGTAGCATTGAGAAAAAATGGGTGGTGCTATATAAGACTCATCCACAATTATTCAAATTGTATGAAAATTCTAATATTATTATGATAGATAAATACGGTAGAAAAACGACAGATAAAGACTCCAGTGAGGATTTAGTAATTGCCAACTTCTAGAATATTATTAGCGTGTTTGTTATTTACCACCGGACAATTGTTTGGATGGTTTCATCTTAACTCACAGTTTGTGTGGGAGTGGTGGAAGGATCGCCCTCTTTTGCCTATTTTTGTTTTTACTTTGCCTGCTTCTTTGTGTTTTTGGTATGGGATGCAGTTAGCTTATGCGGAAATGGGAGAGATTTGGGGACCAAGGTTTTTAATTTTTGCGTTATCCTATTTAACTTTTCCTTTATTGACGTGGCATTTTCTAGGGGAAAGCATGTTTACGGCAAAAACGATGACGTGCGTATTTTTAGCGTTCATAATTGCTTCTATCCAATTGTTCTGGAGATGAAATAGGAAATAACTAACTATTTATATTGTTGGAGTATAATTTAAATGGACATTGCTACTGGAACATGGTTT